CTTACGGCTGGACGCTTTGTCTTCGGCGGCACTACCGACATGCTGACCAACGCTACTACTCCCTGGAAGCAAGCAACAGCAGATGCTCCCTGGACTGTCTATTGGGTTGGTCAGAGAGAAGCTTCAGCCACTGCACAGGGTGTTATGTTCACCTTGTGGAACGCAGCGAAGTCGGCCTATATTGAGTTTCTTGTAGTAGAGGCCACAGACACCATACGGATGGTTGGAACTGGTGTTACGTTGGCGGAGGTAGGATTCGTTGTTCCTGACGAGGTGTTTGTCTTCTCAGTCACCTTTGACGGCACTGGTCTTACAGCAAGGATTAACGACAGTGTTCCCGTCTACACGACAGGTGACCCTGATCTTAGCGCAGGCACCTTTGATCTTGGACGGTCAACTTCGACATACACTTGGGAAGGGTCCATGGATCGTTGCTTAGTGGACGATGCGGATTACTCTCAGACAGTCTGTGACGCTCTAATGCTTACGGCTGGTGCGGTCAGCAGAAATTATGTTAAGCCAGCCGGCGCAACTAAAGCACTACTCGACCTGAACTCGGCCGTTACGGATTCAAAAGACAATGTCCGTGACAGTAGCTGGGAAACCTTTGTTACAGCAATGACCCTCACAGGTCAGCCGAATCTTACCGAAGGTGGCTTCCACCTTCCCGGAGGAAACCCAGACTACTTCAATGCAGATGCAGCGCCCTTTGCAACCGCAGGGACAGGTGCTGATCTCAAGACGTTGTATGTAGCGTTCACGCTAGGGTCTCTAGCGGCTGGTGAGATATTCCGTATTGGTGACTCAACTGATTACTTTGCAGTTACTTACCATTCGAGTAACGCCCTGCTGCTCGTGCACCTAAGCCCGAGTGGAACAAAGTATGCCAATCACGGCACGCTTGTTGTTGGCCAAGAATACATTATAGCCATCGAGTTCGACGGAACTACCGCAGACTCTAGGCTAGACGGTGGAGCATTGATTGCCGCAGCGTTTGCTCCAGACCTTTCAACCTTACCTTACACTCGCATAGGTGGCATCTCTGGCGTAATCAATGTTGACGTTCGTCGAGCCTTTGTGGACGGCGCAGCTTACAACCCGTCCCTGCTTGATACTCTATGAAATATATCCTCATAGTTCTAATGCTCACAGGCTGTGCAAGCACGCCACTCAAGATTGAGTATCCAGACGGCAAACCACTCCAGAGTATCTGGGGTGAACGTGACATCTGGATTGCTTACTGTGAATCATTAGGCTATGATGGGGATCTGAATGGTGCATGGATTGAGAAGATTTTAATTTACAATCGTAAGACGCTAGATGATGCGTCTGACTTAGAAGAGATGAACCCTACTATAGCTAAAGGCAGAATCTGGACAGGTGCTTGCCGCTATCAGAATAGTGGCAAGTCAATTCTTTACTTCGCCAACTGGCGAGCGGCTGTTACACTCATGCGTCACGAGATGAATCATGCTCGTCTTTATAAGTATCGAAACATTGCACGGCTTGCATTAAATCAACGTCACGGGCACCCTAGCTGGGAAAAGATTGAGCACGCACGCGGCGCGGAGTGGCCTAAATGAGAGCATTCAGTTTCGAAGTCTTAACGACAGCACAACGTCTAGTCACGATACTACCCGATTGTGCAAGGCACACCGGCTCAATCGCAATACAAGCGCCAGCAGCTAATGTTGACACCATCTTCTTCGGGGACCAGAAAGTCCAACCCTTTGAACTGCGGCCTAAAGCTAACGGCCTAATACCTATCAAAAACGTTAATGAATTCTCTTTTTATGGTAGCGTTGGCGACAATCTAAGTGTGATGCTAAATGACTGATACACTATTTGGCTTCTTACATGAGCCAAGCGGAACAGGCTCAGGCTATTCTCTCACCCTGGGAGGATGTCTTGAGACTTTGGTCGGCGCAGGTATTGAAGTTGTGGCCGAGCGAATTACGCTTACATTGTTTCAAGCCCAACGCGGGATACCAGGAACAAGTGGCACAACAACAGTCGAACTCGAACTCAACGGTGTCGCCACAGGTTACACCCTTTCTTGGCTCTCTAGCGATCCAGCATTTACTCTTAAAACTCTTGCTATTACTCTACCAGTTGTAGCCGGGGACCGAATCTCTTTTAGTGTTACGTCTGTCGAAGTGGCAGCAGAAGACATCTACGCCAAAGTCAGCGCATGAGCACCACAATCATTGATAAGCTATTCGCTGTGGGCGAAGCCGTAACTGGCAAAGCCTATCGAATGATCGCCGCTCAGCGCAATCGTGATGGCACTACTAGTCCGCTCCAAACGGACAACTATGGATCGCTCAACGTCGCGTTCGGAAACCTGACCGGCACCAAGGACATCTTCGCCCGACTCCGAACTAGCCAGCCGTTCGCGCTGTTCGACGGCAAGCAGGTTCTTGACAATGCTCCGCTTGTCTTCACCGAGGAGTTGACGAGCGGAGGAACAGTCACTCACCTTCCCAACGAGGCCAGCAGCTTACTCACGGTCACGGGGACGAGCGGTTCCAAGGTCATTCGCCAGAGCCGCGCATACATGCCCTATCAGCCTGGTCGCTGCCAATACATCCTCGCCACTGGCACGCTCCACGCTGCTGTCGCGAACGTCCGCAAGCGGATCGGCTACTTCGACGCCAACAACGGGATCTACCTAGAGCAGACCAGTGCGGGTCTGAGGCTCGCAATACGGAGCTTCACGTCGGGATCTGCCGTCAACACTGAGGTCGAACAGGCAAACTGGAACCTCGACAAGGCTGACGGCACCGGGCCTAGCGGCTTCACGCTCGACGCAACCAAGTTCCTCATTTTCTTCATTGAGTTCGGCTGGCTCGGCGGTGCTGGGGTGCGTTGCGGTGTCTTCTTCTCAGGGGAACCCGTCTACCTGCATAGTTTTGATTTCACTGCCAACTTAACCCCATTCATGACTACCCCGTCGCTTCCGATCCGCTACGAGATCGAGAGCACAGCGGCCAGCGCAGGCGCTACGTTCACCATGACGTGCTGTGCGGCGTTCTCCGAAGGAGGGTTCAATCCGACTGGAGTCGTGGCCAGCGTCCCGACCACAACTACCAGGGGCGTCAGCACGACGCTACTCCCCGTGATCTCGGTGCGTCTCAAGACAGCCTATCAGCGAGCCATGTTGATCCCGATGATCGCGAGTGCGCAGGTCACGAGCGTTGACGACATCATCTGCCAGGTCATCGTGCGCGGATCCCTAACTGGGGCGTCCTGGAACGACACGTCTTCGAACGCGACCGAATACGACGTGTCGGCAACGGCCATCACAGGAGGGATCGTAATTGCGAGCTTCTTCGGCAACGATAACGCCAGCGACGTTGCGGTGCGGCTCGACTCCGCGCTCGTGATCGCAGCCAACCTTGCGGGAGCAACCGACATCATCAGCCTTGTGATCCGCACTGACTCGGGCTCGGCTAACGTCCTCGGCAGCCTGACCTGGAAGGAGGTCTACTAGTGGCAAGCGTCGAACATTTTAATGGCACTGCCAACACCGTAATAAAACATCTCATCTTCACCCAAGAGTGCGACAGCCTATACGTTCAAAATACTGGCAGTGAAACTCTTCTCGTCAGTTTTGATACTGGTAATAACTATTTAAGCGTCCTCGCCAGTAAAGGCTTACACTTAACTTTTAAGAACGGGCTCAGTGAGGTGTGTGTTAAATCCCTCGTAGACACTACCACTTACGAAATAGTTACACAGGTTCTCTAAAGGAGTCTCTAATGTTCAAGAGCAAGAAGTTCATTGCGTTAGTTGTTAGTCTCGTCGCTTTAGTCCTAGTCAAGAAGCTAGGACTTGAAGTTGAAGAAGCCCAACAGCTTGGTGCACAGATCGTCGGAGTAGTTGCCAGCTACATGGTTGGCCAAGGTATTGCGGATCATGGCAAGGGCGCGGCTGAGGCCAAGAGTTAGCCATGTCTACCACGCCGCGTCGTGGTTCACATATCCTCGCAGTCTTCCCAGATTTACACGTCCCGTTTCAGGACCCAGCCTGCCTATCAATTATCAAGAAGTTCGTTGCACGTTACAAACCGGAACGAATAGCTATCCTTGGCGATTGGGCAGACGCTACAACAGCAACGTCCCATCAGTTCTGCAATCTAGAGAACAGGCGTGACGCTTCTGTCCGCGACGTGTTGCGTGATGAATACAAACCGGTCAATAAAATCCTTGATCATTTACAGAAACACACCAAACAAACCATCTACCTCGAAGGTAACCACGAGTTCAGGATTCAATCTATCGCAGCGCGTAGTCAAAGCGAGTTCATTCGCTCAGTCTATAGCCTAGTTAGTCCACACAATAACCTGATTGCTAACCGTAAAGATATCATTTGGGTTCCTTACTCTCCCACGGTTGGCTTAAGTAAAATTGAACTAATCCCTGAGTCAGAGCAATGCTCAGCGCTCTGGGCCGTTCACGGTTGGTCAGCATCTAATAGAGCTTCCGACACTCATCTCAAAAAGGTGAACTATCGAGTATCAGTTGTCCATGGACACGTCCATCGAGCAACACGAACACAACCTATCGTCGAGCCACTAGGGCAACGAACGATTAAAGCCTGGTCTTCTGGATGCTTATCTGAACTAAGACCCTTCTATCAGCATGGCCGACCCAACAACTGGGTGCATGGCTTTGATGTAATATACTGTAAGAACGACTCATCTGCGTGGACGGTATTCCACGTAGAGATTAAGAATGGCAGAGCAATACTCCCCGGTGGTGAAGAGATCAGAGCATGAGCTGGCGTAAGTTGACTTTTAGGCACGAAGAACCGTGTGACCAAGTGAAGGAAGACTTCATTGTCCGAGACATACCTGAGCCGGAACTAGTCGATTGTTTGAATAGGCTGCATTTAGCAGGCTTTCAAGACGTCACCTACGATGAAAATGGTGGTGATATCGACACTAGCTACCAGAAGAAAACGTATACCGTCGAAGCGTGGCGATTCATATGCCTATGCAAGAAGAAGTAAATACTAATGACCCATCAACTGCAACAACTGCTCCGTGAAAAGATCATTGCGGGCTTAAAGCGTAGGGCAGTGTCGCAGCCGTCAGTGTGGGCATCGTCTTATAGAGTGATGGGCCAACCTTATCCTGGCTTATTCAATTTCAAGAAGCATCCTTGGGCAAAGGAGATGCACGATTGCGACTGTGAGATGATGATTGGGCAGAAAGCTGCTCAGCTTGGTTTCACAGAAGTTGCGCTCAATAAAGTCTTTTTCAAGATTGATATTGAGGGTATCAGTTGTATGTATATTTTCCCGGCCAACTCGGAAGCTAGTGACTTCTCGTCATCACGCTTCGACCCAGCCCTGGAAATGTCTAAGCACCTACAGGCTTTGTTCAGCGACGTTAAGAATGTTGGACACAAGCGAGCAGGTAGCGCTAACCTCTACCTCCGTGGGAGTAGAAGTCGTAGTCAACTAAAGTCAGTGCCCGTTGGACTAGTTGTCCTTGACGAGCTTGACGAGTTCAAACAAGAAAACATCCCGCTCATCTTTGAGCGCATGAGTGGCCAGGTAGTCAAGCAGAGCTTCCTGCTCTCGACGCCTACAATTGATTACTTCGGTATCAATGGCTACTACAGGCAGAGCACTCAAGAACACTTTTTCTTCCACTGTCCACACTGTAGCAAACTAACGGAGCTAACCTTTCCCGAATGCCTAGTAGTCACAGCAGATGACTGGATGGATAAAAGCATCGAACAGTCTCACCTTATCTGTAAGGAATGCACTCACGTCTTGGACCACAATACCAAGAGTGAGTGGTTAAGTGTCGAAGGACGTAACCCCGCAATCTGGGTGCCCCAGGAAACTGACCGACTCATTAGAGGCTTCCACGTTAATCAGTTATACTCTGCCACTGTTCGACCCGACGAACTGGCTGTCTCTTTTCTCAAAGCCCAAACAAATCCAACCGATGAGCAAGAGTTCTTTAATTCAAAACTTGGACTCTGCCACATCGTTGAAGGCGCCCGTATCACCGACATCGACATTGAAGAATGCCGTAAGAGCTACGCGAAGACCCAGAAAAGCCCAACGAATTCCTTGGTCACGATGGGAGTCGACGTAGGAAAGTTCCTGCACTACGAGATCGATCAGTGGTATCTGGACGAAGAAGAGACCAGCATTGATACAAACATGCGCTCTAAGGGACGCTTGCTAACGGAAGGCAAGTGCCTGAATTTTGAAGACCTTGACACCTTAATGAAACGCTACGGTGTTTCCTTCTGTGTGATCGATGCGAACCCTGAACGCCGTAAGGCATTAGAGTTTGCGCAACGTTTCTACGGCTACGTCCGTTTGTGCTTCTACGCTAACAACTTAACAGGTAAGAACTTCACGCTGCATCCTCAAGATCAGCACACTGTCAGCGTTGATAGAACCTCCTGGATCGACCTATCACTTGGACGACTCATTCGGCGTAAGCTGGATCTTCCACGTGATATATCGATGGAGTATCAACAGCAGCTTAAAGCCCTAGTGCGTGTCTATAAGAAGGATACCCTAGGCAATCCAGTCGGCCGATATGAGCGCGGTAATCAAGATGATCACTTTGCGCACGCTAGAACATATTCCGAAATTGCTCTACAGTTAGTAGGGTCAAGTGGCGGATCTTACGACATTACAGGAGTCTACTAAGTGGCTGGACTACAAACATTAAGCATTGGGTCTATTCCGGCTACCTCGATTGATAAGATCCGGCACCCTGACTTTACTGCCAGGGAGTTAGATTTCTACAAGTGGCGCTCGGTCTTTGAAGGTGGACGGCAGTTCATTAACCGCTACCTGATTAAGTTCAGCGCACGCGAGACGGATGAAGACTTCGCGAATCGTAAGTGCATCACTTACCCTCCCGCGCATGCTAAGGCAGCGATCACCGATATCCGTAACGCTATTTTCCAGCGCATGACGGACATCACTCGGATAGGTGGGCCTAAGTCCTACCAGGACGCAGTGGCTGGCATTGGTCGTGGCGTCGATAATCGGGGCAACTCGATGAACAGCTACATTGGACGCTTTGTGCTCCAAGAGTTGCTCGTCCTAGGCCGCGTTGGAATCTACATTGATAAGCCGCCACTACCTAAGAACTCAACACTTGCTGATACGGATGCAACCCGTCCCTATCTTTACATCTACACTGCTGAGTCCATTAGGTCTTGGCACTACAACGAGGCCAATGAACTAGACGCCATTCTGTTAGAAGACCATTTCTACTCCTTCGACGAAGACAGTGGCCTGGTCACTGGACAAGACACTCGCTACAGGCTGATGCGACTTACCTCCGAGGGAGTAGTCGTCACCTTCTACGAGTGGGAAGACGACGACCAAGGCAAACGTAAGCTGGTCGAAACCGTCAAGCTGCTGGACCTCAAACGTATCCCGTTCGTAATCCTGGAGCTTACTAACTCACTGCTGGCTGACGTTGCTGACTATCAAATCGCACTTCTCAATCTGGGAAGCAGCGATATGAATTATGCAATGAAGAGTAACTTCCCGTTCTACACAGAACAATACTCTCCTCAGTCGCGTCTGCCACACATGCGACCTGCTGGCGCAGACGATGGCACGGCGAATGAAGCAGGAACTTCAAAGGCTCAAGAGATCAACTCAGGCGGCACACAAGGTAGAGCATACTCGAAAGACCTTGAACGCCCTGGATTCATTCACCCGTCACCTGAGCCCCTCAGAGTGTCGATGGAGAAGCAAGATCGAATGATCATTGAGATTCGCCAGTTGGTGAACCTCGCACTCACAAGCATCCGACCCGCAAGGGCGAGTGCTGAAAGTAAAGCACTTGACAATCAAGGTCTTGAAGCTGGTCTGTCCTACATCGGACTTGAACTGGAATACTGCGAACGTGAAATCGCTAAGATTTGGGCCGAGTATGAAGAGGATTCACCCGAACCTGCATACGTTAAATACCCAGACAACTATGAACTTCGCACCGACAAGGACCGTCGAGCAGAAGCCGCTGAGCTAGAGGACCTGAAAAAGGGAACGCCAAGCGAGACCTACAAGAAGGTCATCGCTAAGCAGATTGCACGAGTTACTGTTGGAACACAGGTAACTCAAGCCACTCTCAATAGGATCTATGCTGAGATTGATGCAGCTATCGTAGTTGACACTGACCCGGATATCATCCGGATGGACCATGAAGCTGGCTTTGTCAGCACGGCAACTGGGAGTCAGATTCGTGGATACCCGAAGGGCGAGGCTGCGAAGGCCGCTGTTGATCATGCTGAACGTATCAGCCGCATTGCTGCTGCTCAGTCACCTGACGGTATGCAACGTATGGCTGCTCGTGGGGTCCCGGACGGAGAAGGAGATCGAAAGAGCGGAGCAGAGGAGAAAGAAATGAGTCAGTCTGCTGACGGTAACGACGTGCCTGCTAAGAAGACGCGAGGTGAATCCGATGCCTAGTTACATGACAGTTGAGGACGCGGATCTCTACTTTGCAAACCGTCTGTATGTTCGCACGTGGGAATGTTCTTCTGCGGAGGAGAAAAGAAAGGGTCTTTACTCAGCCACTGAGATTATCGACAGACTTAACTTCTCAGGAGTGAAAGCTGTCTCAACTCAGACTAATCAGTTCCCAAGGGACACAGACACAGTAGTCCCTGACGATGTCCAGAAGGCTGCGGCAGAGATTGCACTGGCCTTGTTGGATGGTGTTGATCCTGATATGGAGTATGAAAACTTAGCCTTGAAGTCTCAAGGATATGGTGGAGTAAAATCAACCTATAGCGAAGACGCTAGTCAGCCGCACAAAGTAGCTGGTATTCCGAGCGTCATGGCGTGGAGATATTTACGACCTTACCTACGAGATCCTAACGGATTGCAACTCTTTAGGGTGAACTAGTGCCTAACGAAGAAGAAGAACAAACAAAGAACGGAATCATTAACCTAGTCGTTGGCGGTGTCATCAGTTTCATAGGCATCTGTTTCGTAGCTGTAACTTTATGGCTAGGGTCAAGCGTCAACACCTTAACCAAAACATCTGTGAAGCTAGACCTAACCGTCCAGCAACTAACCAAAACAGTTGACTTCATTACCGCGACTCAGCACCAAAACGTTCTCATTATCCAAGACCTACGCCTTCAATTGTCCAACCATGAAACAAGAATTATACAACTAGAGAAGGTGAAATAATGGACTGGGCTGAATTTGGACAAATGATGGTTATTATTATCGGTGCTATCACCACCTCAGCCTTAGCTATTATCCCTAAGTATTACCGAGAAAAGAGTAGAGCCCTCAAGGCGGAAGCCGAACGAGACGCTCTGAAAGACGGGGTCAGAGAAGTGAACGACCCAATCACGCGTGCAGCAATCAAGAAGACCACCATGATGCGTGGTATAGAAAATCTGTTTGAAAGCAACGACGACTGCGCGTAAGCGCACGTATAGGAGAACACCATGAACAACCAGCTCTACACTATGCTGGCGGATATTCGGCACCCTGCCTACGATAACGACGACCTTGTGTCGGAGACGCCGCCCGAGACCCCGCCTGCTCAGACCGAGGAGGAAGCAAAGGCTGAAGCAGCTAAGAGCTTCAGTCAAAAAGAAATGAACAGTATCCTTGCTGAAGATCGTCGTAAGCATCAGGAGCAGGTTCAGAAAGCCCTTAACGAAGTAAGCGCACTCCGTTCCAAGGCTAAGTTAACTGCCGAGGAGCGAAACTCTCTCGACAAGCGCATCGAGAACCTTCAGAACGAGTTGCTCACTAAAGAGGAGCTTGCAAAGAAGGACCGAGAACGGCTGCAAAAAGAGTCGCATGCTCGGATCAAGACACTTGAGTCGGAGTTGGATACGTGGCGCGGACGCTACACGGATTCAAGTATTCGACGCTCTATTACTGATGCCGCTGTAAAAAGCAATGCGTTCAATCCCTCGCAAATTGTTGCTCTATTACAAGGTGATACTCGACTCGTCGAGGATCTTGACCCTGAAGGCAATCCGACCGGCCGTTTTAAGCCCAAGGTTCGCTTTGAGGACGCCTCTGAAAGTGGCGAATCGCTGACGCTAGAACTGTCTCCTGCGGATGCAGTGAAGCGTATGCGTGAGATGGATGATTACCTCAACCTGTTTAAGGGTGAGGGTAAAGGTGGAATTGGTTCTAACAACCACGTTCCTGGAAAGAAGATCGACGTTCGAGACATTGCTAAGGACCCGGAACTCTATCGTAAGATGCGGGCCGAAGGCAAGCTCAATTTTTAGGAGAAACAAAATGATTCAGTTAACTGCCCTTTTGGGCGACATTGTCGAGACCTCGTTCGCGAACTCCCTCGACGCTTTCATTCCGGAGATCTGGGCTCAAGAGTCCCTGATGATTCTGGAAGCAAACACGATTGCGGCTCAGCTCGTTCATCGTGATTTCGAGCCCCTCGTTGCTCGCTTTGGTGATACCGTGAACACCCGCCTCCCGGCGGAGTTCAAGGGCGCACGTAAAGCGGACTGCGAGAACGTGACGGTTCAGGATGCCATCGCCACTAACGTGCCGGTGCGCCTCGACCAACACATTCACGCCTCGTTCATCATCTGCGATGGTGAGGAGACTAAGGGCTTCCCCGTTCTGCGTGACGTCTACCTGGTTCCGGCCATGTTGGCATGTGCGCAGATGGTCGACGAGATCATTCTCGGCCAGGTCTATCAGTTCTTGACTCTTGATGATGGCACGCCCAACGTTGTTGGACAGCTCGGTGTTTCGGCAACGAAGCAGTCGATCATCGCCGTTCGCGAGAAGATGAACATCAATCGCGCCCCTACCGAGGGACGCCACTTGATCATGACGCCTGGCACTGAGGCTGACCTCCTCGCTGTTGACCTGTTCATGGGAGCCAACCAGGTTGGCGACGATGGCTCGGCACTGCGTGAAGCTAGCCTTGGTAAGAAGTATGGCATCCAGAACTTCATGGACCAGAACACTCCTGGCGTGAGTGGAACTGTTGTTTCTGCGACTGGCGCAGTGAACAACGTTGCGGGTTACGCTAAGGGCACCACGACTATGACCGTTGACGGCCTGTCTGCTGCTCTTATCAATGGCTCGTGGTTCACGGTTGCCGGTGATGCTACGCCACAGCGTATCATTAGCACGGTTGGCGCCGGAACCCCGACGTCGATCACCTTCTTCCCCGGTCTCAGCAGCGCGGTTGTTAACGACGCCGTGATCACTCTCTACGAGAGTGCTGCGATTGACTTGGTGGCGGGCTACGCTTCGGGTTGGTCAAAGGCCCTTACGATTGATACTGCGACCGGCGCTCCTGCGTTGGGCCAGTTGATTTCGCTGGGTTCAGGTGCGGCGACGGTCGTGCCGCTTTACTCGTCTGTTGGTGGCATTGTGTCACCTTCTACGACTAGTATGCTCTTGAACCGTCCGACGGCTGCTGCCGTGGCCAATGACGATGTTGTTGGTTACGGTCCTGACGGTAGCTACAACCTGGCGTTCCACCGGAACGCTATGGCGCTTGTTACGCGGCCTCTGGCTGCGCCTCAGGCGGGCACCGGAGCACTCAGCTTCGTTGCTAGCTTCAAGGGACTGTCCATGCGTGTCACCATCACGTATGACGGCAACCAGCAGGGCCACTTGGTCACCTGCGATATGCTGTGTGGCGTGAAGGTCCTCGACCGTCGTCTGGGCACCGTTCTTCTGGCTGCATAATCAGTTTGAGTGGGGCTTCTTCGGAGGCCCCACTCACACCCCAGGAGGATAAAATGCCTAGGTTACTAAAACATCATAGACAGATACTGTATCAACTCAAAAGGGATTGGGGTCTTACAGTAACTCTCTATAAGCCGCTCACGGCTACGCACGATGTAACGACTGGCGAAATTGCCCGTTCCTTTGATGTTCAAACTGTTGATAGAGCCCCGGTGCTGCCAGCTAGTAAGACTCGTAGCTTTGTCTATGACCTTGCTTATATTGCTGCGGATAAGAATTTCACCGAGGGAGCATTCTTCGATAAGAAGCAACGAGTTGTCATCATTGAGCAACGGGATCTTCCGAAACTTTACATGCCAGAACTGGACGACTTCTTAATCTTTAATACTCAACAGTATGAGATTAAGAAGATTGAAGTTGCAGAAGAACTAGCTGCCTTCAACATCACTGTGGTAGCCGTTGACAATCAAGAACGTGTCAAGTGGCTCACAGCGAAATCTAAAGTAACTCTAACGCCTATAGTTGAATCAGTATGAGTGCTGCGAATCCAAACTGGGCTCGCTGGGTATTTGCATCGGTCTCAAAACATTTTGATGACCGTCGTAGTGGTATCCATATGTTCATTGAAGGTCAGCATCGAGACACTAGGGAGCTTAAAGATTACTTTGAGCTTCGTGTCGATGGGCCTACCTTACTGGAAGTCAGTAAGGGATGTTGGAAACTTCGAGTGGAAGTTAACATTCTCGCCACGGCTACTTTTGACGAGGCTAATTACCATACGATACATACGCTTGCCGGCATTGCTCAAGCAGCATTTACGACGATCGAAGTATATAAGTATGGAATCAATATACAAGATGATCAAACGTTTCTGGGTTGCCTGATTCTCAGGCAGAATAGATCAACGCGAGATTTTCTTGAGCTAAATCATTTTGGACGTATCGACGTTAGCATACCACTCATGCAGGCCACAGTAGAGGGCCACTACACCATGACGCTTAACACAGCCTAAGAGGAGGACTCATGAAGCTGCAAGGAATTCTAGGCGACATTCGCGAAACCGCGTTTATCGTCATCGATCTCAAGGATGCTGTCCTGACCATTCAGGATGGCACGACCCCGACCGCTCTTTCCATCACTGTCAAGATCGGTGAAGGTAACCTTACCTACACCGAGAGCCGTAACGTCGAGTATATTCTCGACCGTGGTTTGCTTGACGAAGTGCGTCTTGGCGACGAGATTCCACTCGACGTCAACTTTGACTTTGTTTGGGAATACATTAGTGGTAATACTACCACGACTACTAATGTCCCGACTGTTGAAGACGCGCTCAAGGCTCAGAACAACGCTGCTGCTTGGACCTCGACGGATTCCGATATCTGTCGTCCCTTCGCTGTTGATCTGATCTTGACGCACACGCCTGCTTGTGCTACCGCAGACTCGGAAACCATCACGTTCCCCGACTTCCGTTGGGATTCATTGGACCATGATCTGCGAGCAGGAACCGTTGCTTGTGTCGGTCGCAGTAATGCTACCGAGGCGACCAAGGTCCGCGCGGTTCAGCCGTAATCACTGGGGACGACTCTTCTGCATGTTGCAGGAGGGTCGTCCCTTTAACCCATTGGAGTATCTATGAAGTTGAATGGCCGCACGTTAGTGCCTAATATCGAAACTGTTGTTATCCCCAGGCCGGATGGTAACCTTGTCTTCATGGCTCAGGCTGTCCTGAACTATGACGACTTTAACGCATTGTGTCCGGAGCCAACTCCTCCCTCAAGGATGTTGCCAGGCGGCGTCACCAAGCTAGATGTTGAAGACGCAACGTATAAAGAGGATGTCACTAAGTGGGGCGAGAACCGCTTTCACTGGATGGTTCTCAAAGCTCTAGAGATTACTCCTGAGCTTGAATGGGAAACAGTTGTCATGGGTGAGCCTGATACTTGGGCTAATCATGAGACTGAGATGAAGCAAGCTGGTCTTTCTCCCACGGAGATTGGAAACATTCACAATATCATTGTGAACGCTTGTGGTCTTAACCAAGATAAGATTGAACAAGCGACGCAGTCTTTTTTACTCGAACGCCGGGAGGCGTCAAAGAGAAAATCCTCCCAGGATACCGCACCGAGCACTACGCCATCTGGCGTGCCTGCGAACGCTGGGGCATAAAGCCGCCAGGCATTCAAGACTCCTGGGATGATAACCATTGTTGGGCTGAGGCACAGCTTATTGCATATGATCAGATTCGGCAATATGAAGAAGCTGAACAACGCCGCACACTCTACCAATTTCTAGGAGCCTCTCGTGGCTAAGAACTTCGAAGTCCAACTGCGTGGACTAAAAGCTTCACGCACGCGCTTACAACGGATCGCTGATGCACCGCGCTTAAATACCGCAGTGCATCAGCGGCTTGTTGTGGCGTGGCGGGAAGCTGGCATCGCTTTTATTCGGGCTGCTGTCCGATCCACACTTGTGCAAAGCGGCATGTCCGCTGCGACTTTCTTCCCGCTGAGTCGCCTGATCCATGAACGCGCAGGCGGCCAAGACGCTGGTATCTATGTAGCAGCACGCATCCGTGAAGGTCGTGCCTCTGCCAAAGACCCACGAAATTACAAGACGCACCCCGAGTTCCCATTAGGTATCCGAACCCCAGGAGCGCAAAACCCAGGTCTGGGTGACGCTCTTGCAACTCAGCGCAATGCCGGACAATTCACCATTGGGACACCGAAGCGAATGTTCATGCAGTTCAGCTTCTTCCCATCCGTCTGGCAATTCGACACCCATGAGGGTCGACTCTCCAATGCACTAGACGCGGGCTTCGCAGCCTTCAAAGTAGCTTTCGCGGGTAAGGCCAAACAAATTGGCGAAACCACGCTTACCGATTTCATACGTTCTAGCAAGAGGAAAATCTAATGGCCTCAGATGAACAAGTTAACCTCATCCTCAACGCTACAGGTTGGGTGAATGGTGCTAATGACGCAGCTAAAGCGTCAGGCATTCTAGCGAACTCTATTGAGATTCTAACTACTGAGTTCACGGATTTCGAACGTAACGGCAACAACATTACTCCGGGAAAGACCGTTGAGACCTTCAGGGCATTAACTGCTGAAGGTGAAGTCCTCAGTGGAGTGCTTCAAAAAGTTGCCGGCGAGTCTGAGGTCACTAGGGTATCTCTTAACAGACTTGCAAACGCAAACACTAAGAGCGCTCAGCAGGAAGCGAATAATAACCGCACCCTTATCCGGAGTATCAATGCTGTTTCGTTTGAGCGCGAGAAAGCTGCACGTAAAGCAATAGCCTCCCAAGGCATCAAGCCGTCCGCTGACGAGGCTTTGGCCCTAAATCTTGCACGCAGCAGGCTGGCTGAAGTAGGAGCACAAGCAGGCTTAACCGGCCAGGATATCGAGACACTCTTTGCCCGTTTTAAGGATGGCACGCTCTCTTCTCAGAGAGGGCTCGATGAAGTTAAGAGGGCTGTTCAGGCTGTTGACCGAGCCGAGCAAGCTCTTGGCAATACGTTTGTAAAGGAGTCTAAGAAAGTTGCCGCCGCTGAAGCTAAGAAAGTTGTGGAGGTTGAGAGGACTAATGCAGCACTGCTACGTCAGAAGAATGCAGCAGACATCCAAGGAGGATTGGAAAGACGGTCACGGCTTCCGTCTTCCAATGCGTCACCCGAGGAAGCAAATGCACTTAGGAATGCACAAGAGACTCTAAGAGAAGTAGCTGCGGAGGCTGGTAAGACTGACGCAGACGTCAAGAAACTCTTTGCGGACTACGAGGCTGGAGCCATCAAATCAGGAGATGCGACCAGGCGTCTTGTCCAGGCAATCAAGGCAGTTAAAAATGCTGAAGCAGCATTAGGTGCTGAAGCTAAGAAGCAATCCGACGCTGCAATTAAAGCCCAAGAGAAAAAGAACCTTGCCATCCGTAAGACGGCCGAGGCTTTACGGCTTGAGAAGAACTCCCGAGCGATTGATACTGCACTTCAAGACCGTAAGCGTTCTGTAGTTGGTAGATTCGTTACCGTGTCCCCTGACGAGAATGCTAATATCACTTCGGCGCAGATCCGTCTCCGCGATCTTGCTGTCGCGGCGAATAAGACTGCCGCAGACGTCAGGAAACTCTTTACCGATTACGAGGCTGGAGTCTTAGATTCTACTAAGGAGACTAAGGGACTCATCGCTGCGTTGCAAGCACTCAAAAAAGCTGAGACTGCCGCAGGCGACGCAGCTCAAAAAGCATTTGACAAAGAGACTGCCGCTCGTAAGGAGAGAAACGCGGAGATACGGAAGGGCATTAAGGAAGAGGGCAAAGGCAGAATCGGTGCGAATATCGACGCAAGTCTTGAAGCGCGTGGTAATGCTGTGCGTGCCGCCGCATTGCCAGCTACTCCCGATGAGGGTGCCAATCTTGCTCGTGCGCAAATTAAGGTGCGTGAACTTGCGGTCGAAGCCGGTAAGACGAATGCCCAGCTCAAGAAAATGCTTCTCGATTATCAGAACGGGGTGCTAAAATCCACGTCTGAAACAAAGAAGCTAGAGGCAGGCATCCAGGGATTAGCAAAGGCCGAGAGAGAAGTTGGAGCAGTCTCAAGGAAAGAAGCTAGAGAGCGCGACAAAGAACTTAATAAGCAACTCGTTGAAGTCGAGCGGCTAATTGGCGCTGAAGCAGAACTTATTGCACTGAAAAGTGCAGTAGGCCGTATCCGTGCAGCGACTAGGCAAGGGGTTAATCTTTCTAGCGGAACAAACCTCCAGCAGAAGCAATTTTTAACGGCAGAGAACGCCCTTATCAAATTGCGGCGAACAAATAAAGTAGCTAGCGGAGAGATTCTATCTTCTTTAGCTAGGGCCAACGCTGGGACGCTTAGACTTGCTAATGCGTATACTGCCGTAGATCGTGCTGCACTGAGGGTTGTATCTGCTACTAAAGCTATTGCTCAGAATGCAAATATCGCACGCAAAACTGTTGGTGGCTTAGCGGCTAGTGTTGTTGACCTGACCAAATTGATTGGCATCTCGTTAGCCATTGGATCAGCGTTTAGGTTTGCAGGGCTGATTGAGGAGTCGATTGGAACCGTTGCTGAGCTTTCTATTAAGATCGCTGAGCTTCAGACTATCCAAGACACCACTAATCTTAGCACTCAGGAGTGGCTCGGCAACTTACGCCAACTGTCTGAAGCGTTTGGTATCAGCACGATTGACCAAGCGGAGGGTGCCTATCAGGCACTGTCTAACCAAATCATTAAATCAGCAGAGGACATTCGTTTCCTTCAGGCTGCTAACCGTCTTGCCATTACTGGCCTGACGGATACTGGCAATGCAGTTAACCTTCTCACCTCTGCTCTTAAGTCTTTCAATCTACCTGTTTCTTCTGCGGATGAAGTAAGTGCGAAACTCTTTAAGACTGTTGAATTGGGTCGTGTCCGTGTTGAGGAACTTGCTGACACCTTTGGTCGTCTGGCTGTCCCTGCTAACCAACTCGGCGTTAGCCTCGACGAGCTACAAGCCGCTATTGCTTTTACCACTATTCGTGGTGTTAAGTTCAGCGAGGCGTCGACGCTCATTCGTAACATCCTCCTGAAGTTGATTCGACCTACTGATGAATTAAAGGATACCCTAGCTAGCATGGGATTCGCCACTGGCGAAGCCGCAATCAATACGTTAGGATTAGGTGGGACATTACGTGCGTTGGAGGGAACTACTGGAGGTAGCACGACCGAACTTGGTAACTTGTTCGGGCGCATTCGAGCCATCACTGGCGCATTGATTTTTGCTAGTGACGAGACTGGTGAGTTTGAATCAACCCTTGAGACGATTCAGCAGACTAGCATTGCTGACTTCCTTGAGAAAACCAATCTTGTCCTCCAGAGCACTGGACAGCAGTTAAAGATTGCTGGTGAGCAGGCTCGTAACTTCTTCGAAGTTCGTATCGGTGATCCTGTAATTGAAAAGGTGGTTGAGTTAATCAAACGGCTTGGAGGAATGAATAACATTTTAGCCAAGTCGGCTGATGTTCTTGAGCTTGTCGGTAAGACTACTGCGGCTGTTGCATTAGCTACTGTTGGCACCGCTGCTCTTGTAGCTTCCGCTAGTGTGGCGACTATGACGGCCGCCGTTAGTGGATTATTCGCTGTCCTTAATGCTCCAGTAGGTCTTGCCGGCGCGCTTGCTGCTACAATTACTATTGGTAGTGTCTTAGCCCAGCAAGAAGCTGCTGAGCGAGAGCGCATACTCGTTGAGGGTCTTAAGAAGGAGAATGATCTACGCAAGGCTGCAGTCGCTGAAGCTGCTACAATTATTGAGTTTGAGACTAAGGCTGTAAAGGACGCATTCGTAGAGCGCACACGTCTAGCTTTCCAGGCCATTCAGGCGCGGACGAAACTTCTCAATGAGGAGCAAGCTACTGCTAAGACTAACCTTGAGCAAAGCACTCGTGCTTTTACATCCTTCAACACGCGATTGTCGACGACGTTAACGAATCTGATCAGCACTTCTTCAAAGTCAGTTAAGCGACTTCAGAAGGATGGAGAGGAAGCGGCTAAGGCTGTCTCTGAAATCTTCAATGAGACCGGCCAAGATGTCTTTAAGTTTGAGTTTGACAACACTGGCTTGCAGCAGCAACTTGCTCTTGTGGAGCGTTCTATCGCGCAGGCTACTGCTGACCAGACTGCTGCCAGAGAACGTGGTGACGTTGCTGGATTTAACACTGCGCGTAAGGAGCTTAAGAAGTCCGTTGATCAGCAGATCAAACTTCAGCTTGAAATCTCTAAGACTCGTAAGGACATAGAGATAGAGATTGCGAATGTTAAAGATAAGCTTGAACGTGCAACCACTTCCAAGGAGCGCGAGAAGTTCGCTAGGGAGTTGAAGCGCCTAAAGACTATTAGCGATATTCGAATCAATGCCAGCAAGGCACAATTAAAAGTCCAAGAAGCCATTGCTACCCTCGAATCAAAGGGTATCGGTGACGGTGGTCTGAAGCAAAAGGATCAAGACGGCCTTAAGGGCTTGCAGCTTGAACAGGCTAAGCTGAATGCTCTTGTTGAAGAGGAGCGTATTCTTCAAAACAAGAAGCTCGACATCTTTGAGAATCAGCGTAAGGCTTTGGAGTCCTTGCGTAATGAAGATGCGGCGCGTGTTCGACTTGGCATTGAGCAAGAGAACCGTCTGAGGGCTGCGTCCTTCTTGTTTACTTTGCTTAACAAGCAGTCCAATACCTTTAAGCTTTCTGCATTTGAGAAAGCTAAGACTGACGCTGAAGTTCTTAAGCTCAATAACCAACAGCAAACTGTGCTCGGTCGAATCTTAGCAGTCCAACGTGAACTTGGTCTAGGGGCAGACGCTGAGCGAGTGATTCGCGAACGCTCTGTCGCTATTCAAACGGCTGCCGATAACAAGCGGCAAAGGATCCGTGAGGCTACTTCATCACAGATTTTGAAGGATCAAAAACGTATCTTTAAGGCAGCCTTAGATCAGACCAAGGACCTTCGTAAAGCCGAAACTGAACGCTCTGGAGCTTTTAAGGCATCACTTACAGTGTTGACTGATTCGCTTGATGCCTTTGTCACGAAAGGCAAGGGCGCTTTTGAGGTTGACGCAGGAAGACAAATCTTCAGGGCCAGAAGTATCGTAGAGACTGGCTCTAACGCGGCCAGTGTTCCCCCTAACGAGATCGCTGCCGTCAACCAGGAGTTTGAAACATTAGCGGAACGTGCTGCTGCGGCAAGCAAATCCTTTCAAGCCGTTAAGCTAGAAGGCTCGGCTGAAAACTTTAGCACTCTTGATGCTGATCTTGACAGGCTAAAGACATCGCTTGCATCCTTCGAGAATCTAGCCGCATTGGATCTTACTGGCGAAGACGAGGAGCTTGCTAACTTTATCTCAAGCATCAAACTTGCAACAGGGGCACTACTTGCTTTTGAGCGTGGCCAGCCAGAAGATAAGAAGAATGCTGATCTAATTAAAAAACTGGACGCCCAAAATAGAGCACTGCTCGAAGCAGAAAAAGTTACCAAGGGAGTGACTGTTGAGCAGAAAGTGGCTACTGCCGCTACAGCCAAAATGGCTGAAGCTCTTAAGACCGCACAAGAGGCACTGAAGAAGGTGGCGCAAATTCAGTCTGGTCCCCCAGAGGCCAGCCAAGCTACACCGGGTATTGTAGTAGTGCCAAAGCTATTGGAGCTTACCACTAACATTTCTGATGCTTTTGAGCCTACTGTAGTTGAGAAGGTTATCAAGAGGCTTATAGGCAAGCAGCTACCATTAGGTCCATTGGGACAGGACGCACCTCGCCGCACTGTTGTGTCACCTACTAAAAGGCAAGAGCAGACGGTCACGGTAAATACTGTCCCACTAGTTAATGCATTTGCTACTGGTTCTAAGACTTTTGGCAGAGATGCTGCTAAGTTCTTTACTGATGCTGTTAAGACTACTGACGATAAAGCCTCTAAGACAAAGGCTACTCCTAGCACGGAAGCGCTACGTCGCGAAGCTCGTAGGCGTCGGGGTATTGCGTCAACTAGGCGGACACCGGATAAGGTTGTCCAGCGGACCCTACCAGATCCGGTAGATCCAAAGGACATCCAACAGACGCAACGTCAAGGTGGCGTGCTGAACGTAGTTCCGTTCGTCCCGACTCGGTCTACCCCTTTGCTCACTAGAGACGACTTGATGCTTGAGGCTGCCAAGGAGCAGAAGGATATTCAGGAGAGGCTGTTAGCTTTCCAGGAGAGCCAGGCTGATAATAAGGAGTCGGAACGTGCTGCCGAGGAGTTAAAGAAGGCCCTTCCCGGTATTCAAAAAGGTATTGTAAAGGGTGTAGATACTGCTCGGGGTAAAGCTGCTCGCGCAGCCGGAAATGGCGCTGGATCTCCTGGTGAATCTGGGGCCGCCAAAGCCTTAAAGGAAGCACTTGCTAGTAGGGACGCTCTAAGGGAAGTCACTGCAAAAGACATTAAGTCATTCCAAACGGCATCCGTCGAAACCTTGAAAGACATACGCGACAATGTCCTTCCTTCTAAGATTAGGGGAACCAAATCACCTATTGAGCGTAGTCTATTACGCGAGGAGTTGAGAGCGGTTGAAAAGAAGCTTAACTCTCTGAAGCCTGCTCAGCGTGATACTGAGATTAACGAAGGACGTAAGAGGGTTGATTTTCTTAAGTCAACATCAATAGGTGGAGAGGCCCTTACTAAAGAGACTGCAAGGCTACAAGCCTTAATCAATGAGAAGAGGGCAGTGGCGTTAAAGCTTACAGAGCGTAGGATTGCTCTTGAGAAAGCTGGTATTATCAAGGCAGCGCCTAAGAAGATACCTGAAGGCGCAATTACTGTCAGTCCTGGTCAAACATCACCGGCACCTTTGACTGGCAAGGAGGAGAATCTGATTAAGGTTGAGGGTTATGCTGAACGGTTTGCTCAGGTAGCAGCTCAAGCTTTCCAGAAAGTCTTGAGACCTGTTGTCGGTGGTGTGGAACTTAGCCAACCTGGGGACAATCTTGCAGGCAAGTCTCAGGCAGTAAAGAATGCGGAACGTGCGAATGCTTTTGACAGAGCTACGCAAGGCCAGCTACCTGTCCTACGCCGTATACCTGTGACGCCAGGAACAAATTCTCGTGGTGACTTCTCACCTGAGTTGCGACGTATGGGTGGTGGTGTAAGGCCAAGCCCGAATGGTGGAGTAACTAATATCACCAACATTCCTAAAATTGATATCACTGTTGTCGAGAGTAAAGATCCCAACGCTTCGGCTAATGCAGTCATGGGTAAAATCAAACAAGCAAGACGTCAAGGACGATTCAAATAACCCGTCGAAGGAGACGAAATGGAAACTAACTTTAATATGAAGAGCGAGGCCAGCGCCTCCCTCAGTCGAAAGCGTGGGGTGGAAGGAAGCTTCGCACCACGCGGTGAGTTCAATGTTGAGCACTGGCGCGACGGTAAGTTGCTTGGGACTTACAAGTTCCCGAACGGTGTGACCAACGAGGGTAAGGACCATGCTCTTGGAGCAACGTTCAACCTGGTCACTCAGATCAACCCGTGGTATATCGGCATCGTGGACAACAGTGGTTTCACTGCTTTCGCTGCCGCAGATACTATGTCATCGCACGCTGGTTGGAATGAGTTCACTACTTACTCCGAGGCAACGCGTGTTGACTGGGGTGAGGATGCTGCAAGTGGCCAGGCTATTAGCAACAGCACGCCGGCTACTTTTAACATCACTGGTAGTGGAACCCTTCAGGGAGTATTCGTTACGAGTGTCAACACCAAGTCTGGAACGACTGGCACTCTTTGGGCCACCGCTTCATTCGCTTCAACGATCCCGGTGGTCAACACCGACCAGTTGAAGATCACCTATACCGTTACGGCTACCTAGTGCTCGTCCCAATCAAGATCACTATTACCCATAACGGGAAAGAGAATGTGTATCCGAGGTTCAACGATATCCCGAGCGACATTCGTAGGGATCTTGATTGGGCCAGCTATATCGATAGGTATGGCATTGGTATACATTACGATAAGGTAAGTGGCTTCGGTGAAGTTGATCTCGTCAACAATGATCCGACAGTCCAACACGCAGTCATGTGCGTTCCAGAAGACTTTGCCACGGCGGCTGCTAAGCTCTTCCCCGCAACGGTATCAATCATCGCAGAAGAAGAGTTTGAAATCTTCTACAATGATCGTGCCCATGCCCATGAGGAGACAGAGGTCCTGGACGTGGATGTCCTCAACGGTATCCTAGCTAGGAT